AATAATGTATAAATACTTTACAGAAGATGAACTTAAATGCAAACACACTGGTCTATGTGATATGGACTGGGCATTTATGCAGACAGTTGAAAGGATTAGAGAACGTTGTGGTTTCCCTTTCAAAGTAAGCAGTGCTTATCGTTCTCCAGAACACCCCATAGAAGCTAAAAAGAGCTCTCCCGGAGCTCATTCTTCTGGTAAGGCTATGGATATACTAGTCAACGGAGAACAAGCCATGACACTCGTTAAAATAGCTCTGGAAGAGGGTATTAATAGGATAGGAGTTGCACAAAAAGGAGACCATGCTTCAAGATTTATTCATATAGATATGGATAACTCACGAGCCACTCCTCGTATTTGGAGCTACTAATGTTGATATTATACAGAGAAAGAGATTTAGACGAAGCATATAGAATAGATTGTAAAGCTAGAACCAAAGGTGACGAGCCTTGGATAAGGCGAGAAGACTTTAGAAACATCTATGAAGCTTTACTAGATACATACTTTACAAATTCTGTAGAAAAAAAACTAGAGAGAAAAGAACAAGACGTTGCTGAATATGTTATTGAGCAAGTTAATAAAGCTCTAGAAAGAACTATAGACTTTGACCCTGAAATAAAATAATATGGACTTAGAACAATACTATGTCGAGGCTATCGGCTTTATAATAACTTTGCTAACTGGTCTAGCTGTGAAAGACTGGTCTATGTCTTTTGTAAAAGGTGCTTCCTTTAGACTTAGCAACTCTTTTAAAGAAGGAGACAAAGTTATTCTCGATGGACAAGTAGCAATGATAATTAAAATAGGGTTTACCCAGACTGTATTCGGGGTATACTCAGATGATGGATATACATGGAGGTATATTCCCAATCAAAAAATAGATTCTATAAAACTTGAAAAAGTTGTAGACCAAGATTTACATGCTGACTCAGCTATGGAGAAAGCAGAAAAACTTAGAAAAATATTGGAGGCAAAAGATGTTTGAAACATTAATAAAACCAGTGAGTAATTTAGTTGGTAAGCTAGTAAAAGATAAAGACTTACAAGCCCAACTTGACCACGAACTAAAAACACTATTTCATCAGGCTAATCTAGCACAGGTAGAAATAAATAAACTTGAAGCTAAAGGTAATTGGTTTCAATCTTCATGGCGACCACTAACAGGTTATGTTTGTGTTGCCGGATTAGCTATTAACTTTTTAATCTCACCAATAGCAAAAGGTTTTGGTATAGATATACCACAAGCTGATGCTAGTGTAATGATGCCACTTCTAACCGGCATGTTAGGAATTGCAGGAATGAGAAGCTATGACAAGCTAAAACAAACAGATTCAAAATAATTTTAACCAATGCTTATGGAGGTAAAAAAAGCTAGTGAAAAATGGCAATGGCGAGGATTTCTGTGTCCTCTGTATCCTGTTCTGGATAACAATGACAGTAATGTATGCTTCAATTACAGCACTATAAGAACTACTTTATAAAATCTAGTTCACTCTGAAAATAATTATGTAAGGTGGAAAATTTCTTTTTTCCTGCCTGTAGGATAGTCTTAACTATTTCATTCTCGTCTCTAGTTTTAAATACCTTATCTACTTCTTCTACCGGTAGCATACTTAACTCCGTAACAATATCGTTGTTAGCAGTAAGCACTACTTTAAAACTTATTATATTAGCTTCTTTCTTCTTCGCCATTATTCTCCTCCATGGATGCGAAAGTTATCTGGTCTTGTCTTCCTCTTAATCCTGCCTTCATGTATGAAGTAGCACGACCCTCAAAAAAGTTTTGATGTTCAACTCCCATAACTTCATCTAACCAACCTAACGGATTCTCCCTCTGGTCAAAGTTTGTTTTGAGTCCTAGTTGTAGCAGTCTTCTATCTGCTATATATCTATTATAGGCATACATATCTTTCTTAGTTAATCCTTGTATGTCTCCCATATCAAACACTAAGTCTAAGAATTTATCTTCAAGTTCTACCATGTGTCTACATATATCGTATAATTCTTTTTTAAACTTGTCAGTCCATATTTCTATGTTCTCTTGAATAAACTCTCTAAAAAGTTTTGTCATGGCTTCAACATGCATTGACTCATCTCTAATAGAATAGGTAACTATCTGACCCATACCTTTCATTCTACCGAACCTTGGAAAGTTTAACAAGATTGCAAAGCTACTGAACAGTTGTAGTCCTTCAGTAAAAGCTGAGTACACTGCTAAAGTTTTTGCAATACTTTCTTTATCTCTTTTAGTTGTTTTCAAATTACTAATGTACTCGTGTTTGTTAGACATCTCTTCGTATTCGGAAAAAGCTTTGTACTCTATCTCAGGCATACCGACAGTATCTAACAATAAACTATAAGCATGTTGGTGTATAGACTCCATGTTAGCAAATGAACCCATCATCATTCTTGCTTCTGGTTTTTTAAATATTCTCATGTATCTATCTATATAACCAGAACCAACATCTACATCGGACTGTGTAAACAACCTGAATATTTGTGTTAATAAGTTCTTTTCAGTATTAGATAACTCTTGCCAATCTTTAACATCTGTATGTAAAGGTACAGACTCCGGCATCCAATGCATTTGATTTTGTAATACATAGTAATCAAACATCCATGGGTTATCAAATGGTTTGTAGTAATCTCTTGTTCCTAATAAGCTCATTAAAAATCCTCCTGTAATATTTCTAATTTTTCTGAAGCACTCGAATATTTTTTTATAAGTTTATCCATAGACTCGACAACATTAGGGTGGTCTGCTACGGCTACTTTGTGTTCAAAAAATACTTCAAGGTTAGCTTTAGCTTCTGCTTTTTCTGCTTTGTATTTTGTTTCTAGAGCTTTATACAATAGTGCTCCTGAATATTTAGTCATAATAATTTTCTCCTCTAGGTAAATAAACTACAACAAAAGCTCTACAATTAGGACAGCTTAAATTTGTTTCCATTGTAAACTCTTCGTTTTCTTCTTCAATATCGTGGTCTCCACCCCAAATTAATTCTGTATTACAGTGCCAACATTTCATAATAATTACCTCCTTATGGTTTAAGAAATTCTGGTTTGTCAAAAAAAATTAGCATTGTAATGAAAGGTAACAATCCTATACCAATTACAAAAATAGACGGTATTATTACTGCCCAGAGTAAAGGCTTTTCTGCCATGAAGTCTAAGTCTTTATTATTCATACCTTTCTTTTTATCTTCTTCAGTGTACTCTGGATAAGATAAAGAATCTTCAAATCTCTTAACATGTCTTGGTTTCATAAAGTATCAATGTAAGCTTGTAAATTTTTCATATCTTCAGAAGATAAGTTAGCAGCTTGACCCCACATAAGAGCAGACTGTGCACCTCTAGTTTCTCCGTTTTTATATTGCATTAACATTTTTACAATAGACGTACTGCCAGATAGTTTCGGTCCAATACCTCCTTCTCCTTTCATGCCGTGACACATATTACAGTTAACATATATCTTAGCACCTTTATCAGCAGGTGTTTCTGTTTGCATTGCAACTCTTTTTGCTTCTAGTTGTTCTGTAAATGTACCATACTTTACAGTATATTCTTTGTAACATTCACCTCCACAACCATGTACGTCTCCGTACCCAGACACTTCTGCATTTATGATAGTTGTATAGAGTATTCCACCAATACCTAGTATACTAACTATTAACATTGCTATACTGTGTTTCATATTATCCCTCACAAGCTATACATTCCACATCATCTAGCTTTATTCGTGGAACTTTTATATTAACATTCTCTGCTGCTCTAGCTGCATCAGACCTAAAATAATAAAGTGATTTTAAATTATGCATACCGTACCAGTGAACATCATTTACATATTGCATATATGTATCGTGAGCATCTTGTTCTTCAGTGGCTTTCGGTAACACAAAAAATAAATTTATTGACTGACTCTGACAAAGAAACTCTTGTCTTTTATGGGCATGTTCAATAATCCATATTTGATTTATCTCATTTGCAGTTTTAAATAATTCTTTTTCAGTATCGTCTAACATAGACAGATGTTGTATTGAACCGTTTTTACCGGCAATGTCTTTCCAAACGTTGTCAAGTTCTTCTCCTTTCAATCCTTTACTTCTTAAAACTTTTTCTAAGTATTTATTTTTTACTTGATAAGAACCTGATAAAGTTTTATGAGTAAAGACGTTTGCTCGATAAGGTTCTACTGAGGGAGACGTACCAGCACATATAATACTACTACTAGCGTTAGGAGCAACGGCAAGGAGATTAGCATTACGCATCCCAGAACCAGATACATCAGGTGCTTCACCACGAATATCAGCCAGTTCCTCACTAGCTTTCGTAGCTTTCTTTTTAATATGTTTAAACGCTTGATAGTTGAATCCCGTAGCTTGGATTCCTTCAAAAGGAATTCCGTTTGATTGTAGATAGGCATGAAAACCCATCGCACCCAATCCCAAAGAACGTTCTCTGTAAGCTGAGTAAGCAGCTTTTGTAAAGCCTTCTTTACCTTCTTTGACATATCCTTTAAATCTTTTAAAGTTTGCATTATATTCTCCCAGTTGTGATGTGTCAATAGCATTCTCAATAAAATGTTGTAGAACATTATCTAACATAGTTATTAAATCTTTTATAAAGTAATCGTCTTTAGACCATTCATCATAATGCTCTAAGTTAACACTAGACAAACAACATACTGCTGTTCTTTCTTCGTTAGTAGGTAAAGTTATTTCTGAACATAGGTTACTTTGTTTTATTTCTAAACCTAAATCTTTTTGTCCTTGGGGTAAAGCATCGTTACAGTTGTCTATGTTTATCATGTAAGGCTCTCCTGTTTCTGCTCTTGCATAGATAATCTGCCACCATAACTCTCTAGCATTTATAGTTTTAACAGCTTCATTTGTTTTAGGGTCTATCAATCTCCAATCTAAATCGTCTCTTACAGCTTTTAAAAAATCATTAGTAATGTTAATACCGTTGTGTAAGTTTAAACACTTTCTATTTATATCGCCACCAGATTCTTTCCTCATGTTAATGAACTCTTCAATCTCTGGATGAGATATATCCATGTAAGCAGCATAGCTACCTCTTCTAGTAACACCTTGATTAAAGGCTAACATCTGAGAATCAACTACGTGAATGAAAGGAATAGAACCAGTAGAACGACTGCCTGAAGAAGTAGAAATACCATTACTCCTAATGTCTCCCCAATATCCACCAATGCCTCCACCTGAACTAGCCAACCATATGTTTTCATCATAGTGAGCAGATAGACCATCCCTACTATCAGGTACATAATTGAGGAAACAGCTAATAGGAAGCCCACGAGTTGTACCCCCGTTACTAAGTATAGGAGTGCTAAACATGAACCAACAATCGGAACTGTAGTTGTAAAGTCTTTGAGCCATTTCATAATCCGTAACACCCTTGAAGGTGGCAGCAAATACTGCAGCCCTTGCGAAAGCTTCTTGTGCATGTGTTTCTTCCTCCCAGAAATATCTATCTCTTAATGTATCTAAACTAAACTTGTCTAGCTTTTTTTCTTTATCGTAATTTATCTCAATACCTAAATAAGGTTTGTGTCCTACTTTATCTTCTACCATAATTTTTATCTGTAATATTCTATTTTGTCTAATAATTCTAATAGTCTTTTTTCATACCATTCTGCTTTTTTTAAATCTTCAGTACCGTTTTTATATCTAAATCGCCAACGATACTTTAAAGAATTACCTCGTAAGTATCCTATAAATTCTTCTGAGGTTAACATAGAGTCAATAGCATCTATACATTCAATCTCTCCTGTATTATAATGTTTAGGATTGTTAACCATGTCTCTTTCTTTTTCTATTTCTAAATCTCTTTCTTGTTTTATTATTACATCATTAATTGTTTTGTGTTGAGTCATTTCTCCATTCCTCCGGTAGTGTATCTTCATCAAACCATCTAAAGTTATTTGCTTCAGCCCACTCAGCATGGGTTCTTTTAGTTCCGTCTCTACGTTTTTTAGACTGAGGCATAGGTGCTAAAGGTTTTTGAAAAAAGAAAACCAGTTCAGCATTATCTTCTAACGCATCTCTGACATGTATATATTTACTATACTCTGCATAATCCCAGAATCTTCCTTTAGCTTCTATTAGAATAACTTTATCTTCATCAAATACTTTTACAAAATCAGGTTCATATTTTTTAGGAACATTATATTTTATAGTATCGTAATGGTGTAACCAGTCTCCGAACAGTCTTTGATGTATTTCATATTCCCATAAACTATCGTATCCTCTAGGTGCATTTTTATCTTTAGGTCTTATCTTTCTAGGTTTTCTACGAGCCATTCATTATCTCCTCTAATGTAGCATTAGGATTTTCTTTTACTTTTTTATAGAACCATCTGAGACTATAAGCACTAACCATAAATTTATTATTAGCAAATATGTGAGTATCTTCTGGTAAAAATTCATGTAAATTTTCTGCAGTAATTTTAGTTGCGTCTTCTCCTTCAGGAGTCATAGACCTAATCCATCTTATTAATAATTGTTTAGAATGTTTACGTAGTCTTTTTGCTTTTCTGCCATTCATGTGTAACCTCTATAACTTTAGGTGGTTTTGGTGTTTGTGTTAAATAAGTATAGCCTCTTGCATATTTAAATACTCTTAGCCCAAGTCCATCGTTAGCATCTGAATGACATTCAAACTTATGTCTGCAATATACGCATCCTTTAGCAAGTTTCATATTACCAGAGCTGCCTTCTGGTTCTGCATTATAACATCTCTGAGGTGGTTTGTCAAGCTTTATTGCTTTCTTAACATCTCTTATTTTCTTTTTAATATTTGGTTTATCAAAGTCAGACGGTCTGAATAAAGCTAACTCTCCTGTTTCTTTATTCATGGCTAGGAAGCCTCCTTTATTTGTACCTTCAGCTTCTTCGTAACCTGCAAGTTGTGGAAGATAGCCGAAGGTATCTTGCTCTGCTAACGTGCCGTCTTTAAATTTCTTGAAAGCAAAGCCTGAAGCAGTCTTAACATCTACTACTTCTCCGTCTATAGTACAGTCCATGTGTCCTTTTATTCCTGAAACAGTAACCTCTTTCTGTTCGTTATCTACTTCGTGTCCAGAAATCTTTACTAAAAATAATAATACTTCCTCTAACAGGTGTCCGTATAAAAACTTAATAAACACCGGAGGAGGTAAAGACTCAGTAGATTCATTCTCTGATTTTAAATCATACCATAGTTGCCTAGTAGGTTTCCCAATGTTAGACATTCTTAACATGTCAGAACTTCTTGGAGACGGGTTAGCCCAGTGATGTAGAACTTCTTTAATACTTTCTCCTAAAGCATCTATATCTTCAGGACTAGCATCAAGAGACTTACCTTCTCCTAAAACGGAAAGCTTAGAATAAATATCCTCTACTAAGTTATCTAATTTTTTCATGATGTGTGATTAATAAATCTTAATTTTCTAGTCTTAGAATTAAACTGTAATATCTTAACGCCCATGTTTACTTGTTCTTTGCTTCTACTACCAGATTTGGTAACATTGTTACCTGTCTCTTTATGTAGTTGGGGTTGAGCACATTTAACATCTATTAGACTAATGTTACCATCTTTGTCTCTAGCTATTAAATCTACTGGACCAGTACAGCCGCAGTTTTTAAAAACTTCGTACCCATTATCCCATAGCCAAGTAACTGCATAGAACTCTGCCATGTCTCCTTTTCTACTACTATCATTTGGTTTAATGTGTCTCACTCCAGTTATCTCCTATTTTGTATTCGCCATCTAAAGGACAGCGAAGATTAAAATGTTCTCCTGCTTCTGTTATAGCTTCGACTGCACGAAGTCCTACAAAGTCTGCCTGAGATTCCCTCACTTCAACTTGCCATTCGTCATGTATATTTGCAACGAACTTATAGTCAATAGTATTTAATTTTAGTTTGTTATTTAATAAAGATAATGCTTTCTTCATAACGATAGCACCTGCTCCTTGTAATAAGGTATTTAAAGCAGCATGATTATTTCTAATGTAAAGCTTTCTACCGTCTATACCCTTGAGGTACTTCTTAGCTGCTGCTCTCTGCACTCTATCTCTAAGAGACTTAAATTCTGGTTTATTATCAAAGAAATATTGTCTAGCTCTTTTACCATCTGATGTATTTCCTCCAACCACTTTGCCAAGTTTTTCATCTCCTGCTCCGTACATGAGGGCGTAGATAAAAGTCTTTGCCTTATCTCTTGATTTAAGTTTTGCAAGTTTTTGATTAGCGGTGTGTATGTCTCCGTTAATGATTTCATTTATAAACTCCTTGTCATCCATATAGTGTGCTAACATTCTTAATTCTAAGCCACTAGCATCTATACCTACTAATTTATTTCCTTCTTCTACTATCCAACAAGACCTGCATTCTTTACCATACGGACTAGAACTACTAGGTACTTGTGCCATGTTAGGATTCCTATGTGTCATCCTTCCGGTTATAGCTCCGTTAGGAATAACAAAGCCATGTACTCTACCATCTTCTTGAAGAGATTCAAGCCACGACTCTATTTGTGCTATTCTTTTTTGCAGTAATAAAAACTTAGCAATAAGATTAGCTTCATGTATATGAGTTATCTCTGATAAAGTTTTCTCATCTACAATAGGCTGACCTGTAGGTGTAAATCTATCAGGCTTCCAACCAAAGTCAGTAAGATACTCACCAATCTGTTTACGACTGCCGAGGTTAAACTCTTGTAAAGTCTGTCTCATAAATGGTCTATAATCGGAAGTGTTTAAACATCTTTCATACTCTTCGTCAGTAAGTCCTCTCTTAGAAAGAACTCCATCTTTTCTAATATAAGGTGTAACTAACTTATCATCTACCCACTTAGGTTGAAATGTTTCATGCACTTCATCTTCAATAGACTGCATCTCTTGTCTAAGTTCTGCTAATAAAAGATTCGCATTAATCTCGTGAAACTTAAAGCCGTCTTGCTCCTGTCGTTTCATTATGTCAGCAATGTCATGTTCT